CCCATCTATTGAAAATGCTCGTGCCTTGGCTGGTAATTTATTACAGGCTTTTGAAGGACAAGATCATGACGCACATATTCAAACACACGTTGTGTTTTTACAGATGCCCATCGTGGTGGCCTCTCCCCCTATACAGGGTATTTTAATAGGACACATACAGGAGCATATATCGTTGAAGGCCAGAGCCATTGCTACGCAGGAGTTACAACAGGTACAGCAACAGGCGATAGAACAGTCTGCTGTCGCTCAAGTCTATAGTGACCAAGGCTTTGCAATACCAGGGCAAACACCAGAACAGACACAAATGCAACGATCGATGCCTCTTGATCAGGCGGCGGCTATCACACCTGAAGATTTGGAAAGACGTGTGGCAGAACTAGAAGCGCAGTTTACTGCGGAGTTTGCCGCTGCCATCACACCGCAAGGACAAGCACCGGATCCGTTAGTGCAGATTAGACAGCAAGAACTGGCTATCAAGGCGGCTGACACACAACGTAAAGCGCAGGCAGATCAACTTGAACTTCAACTGGAGCAACAGAAACTACAGCAACGGGCTCTTACAGACGCAGCTAGGATAGAAAGTCAGGAAGATATCGCTCAACTTCGCGCTAACGTAAATCGAGAGAGGATTAACGCACAAAGACAGAGAGGTTAAACTATGGCACCAAAGAAACTTCAAGAGAAGTCGCAGTTTTCAGATTTGGATGTGGACGGGGATGGTACAGTATCCGATCATGAATTAAGCGTTGTGCAGGCACACGATCAACATCGTAAATATAAAACTCAGGAAAGAATTACCATAGGGACGGCTATCTCAATGCTGGTCTTTACGATCGCTATGTTCTTGTTGCCGGAGAGTCGAATCAGTGTGTTAACTGATTTGAGTAACCTCTTTTATATTAGTGGTGCAGGCATCATCAGTGCATTTTTTGGATTTCAAGCGATGGGAGCCAGAAAATGATGTCAAGCATTGATTTTAACAAGGTTGGTGTTCTCAAAGACGAAATTGAAATCCTTCAGCGTCGAGCTGATGCTCAACAAGGAGGGATGGGTGCGTATTACACGGCTATAACCATACTAAAGCAGAGGGTTGAGGAATTGGGGGATCAAAAATGATACAGTCACTTATCCCTTCCTTACTGCCAGCAGTGACAGATGTTATTGGTCGTTTTCTTCCAGAGGACAAAGAGAAAAGAGCGGCGGCTGAAAGAGAAATAGAAAAACAGCTTGCAACGCACCTTGCTAAGATTGACCTTGCTCAATTAGAAATAAATAAACAGGAAGCAGCCCACCGAAATATTTTTGTGGCGGGCTGGCGACCATTTATCGGTTGGTCATGTGGGATTGCGATGTGTTATGCGTACATTATACAGCCCATTACTATTTTTGTTTTGGCACAGACGGGAAATCTTGTAAGTTTGCCGACACTTGATTTGTCGGAGATGATGCCTGTGTTACTCGGCATGCTCGGATTGGGAGGGCTCAGATCCTTCGAAAAGTATAAGAAGATATCGAAATAAGATGCCATTAACAAAGAAAGGTTCTAAGATTAAGCGGTCCATGAAGAAGACATATGGACCTAAGAAGGGTGAGAAAGTTTTTTATGCCTCTGTTAACAAGGGTATAATTAAAGGTGCTAAACGCAAGTCAAGGAGAAAATGATGCCAGGAAAAAAGAAATCTAGAATGGCCCCCCGTGAGTCTGGACGAGTAAAAATTCCAATGGCTCCTCGTGAGTCTGGACGAGTAGAGATTCCAATGGCTCCTCGTGAGTCAAGACAAGCAATGTCGTTAGAGGATCTCAATCGAATGATTCAACGGCAACAAGCGGAGCGTCTTGAAGGTATCAGAGAAGACAAAGAACGAATTAGAGAGAGACGCTCTTTTAGTGAAGGTGGAATGATCCCTCCAGAAAAGAAGGGCTTCAATATGTTGCCGGAAGAAGTTCAAAAAAAGATTGATCCTAAATTAGCCGCTGAGTTTATGCATGGGGGCGAGGTTCATGCACCTGATGAAAATGTTTCACGTGGAACAAGAGCCGCTATCAAGGGCAAAAAGTTCTCTGGTGTATATTAATGAATGACCTAACAATAAATATTATTCTCGGCGGCACTCCCGTTGAGAAGATGGTTCCGGCGGGGGGAGACAAAAAATGCCCTCCCGCTACTCAAGACATTGAGTTGAATGTTAAGAACCGTCAGGAGGCAATAGATAAATATAACTACGGTCCTTTAAATCCTAGTTTGGATGATACAGGACAGAATGATGAGTTCTGGCAAAAAACTGCGGACGTATTTGGCACAGACATTGAGACCGCTCAAACCAGTCGTTGTGGCAACTGCGCGGCCTTTAATGTCACTTCTGATATGTTGGATTGTATTGCGAAAGGGATCGGTGATGAAGGTCAAGATCCTTACGATAGCATCGATGCTGGTGACATAGGATATTGTCAGTTTCTCAAATTTAAATGTGCATCTTCAAGGGTCTGCACTGCTTGGGTTGTTGGTGGTCCGATAATGGACAATGACTATGCTCAACACGACATTCTTTGATTCTCTATCAGAGGGTGTAAAGAAAGAGATACGTCTTTGGTCAAAGACGGTCTTAGAGGTTCCAGAAGAGAATCTTAATAACTTGCCTATGTGCCCGTTTGCTAAAAAAGCATGGGATAGTGGACGAGTAAAAATTCACGTACAAAATTTAGAGAAATACAGATTAGATCTTCTTGATACCATTCTTGAGAAGTTTGATGATTCGTATGATGTCGAGATTATTGTAGATCTTTGTTTTTGTGAGGACACACAGACCTTTCATGACTGTATAGATCAATATAACAATAGTCTTTGGAGAAAAGACATTTGGCTCATGGGATATCATCCTTATGATGAGGTTGATACTGAAGACGTAGATTTTGAAACAGTTGTTGATCAATCTTACTCGATGATCTTTGTACAACGGTTGTCAAAGCTACAAGAGGCATCCGACAAATTGTCGATGCAGGGGTACTATAAAAACCTCAAGGAGTTTATAAGTAACCCTCTATTTCGTAAAAGAAAACGTCTTTATAGGAGGATGATTAATGCCGGGTAAAAAAGGTATGAGAAAAATGAAGAAAAAGTCACCAGTTGCCAAAAAGGTAGGAATGCGTGGCGGCGGAATGGTTCCCAAGAAAATGGGAATGCGTGGTGGCGGAATGGTAAAGAAACCTCGCGGTATGCGTGGCGGCGGAATGGTCAAAAAATCCAAGTAACATGGATGTTGTTGATTTGTGTAGGCACCTATATAAGGTGTACGAAGGAAGAGAGGAGGAGATCTCCTCTCTTCTAACAAACGGTATGGCAAAAGATATTTCGCAATACCGCCAGCTAGTAGGTGAGGTACAGGGCCTTCGCTTTGCTAGAGATGAAATCAAGTCCCTGCTGGAGAAAACTGAAGAAGATGTCGAAGACACTTTACGTACCTGACAAGTTCGCAGAAAAGAAAAAACCCACAGCAGAAGCTGCATACGTTGAAGAAAAGGATCGAGTTCTAGATCCATCACTCCTAGATAAATCACTTGTAGAAAGACTCCCACAGCCGACAGGCTGGCGTGTTCTGGTCATGCCTTACAAAGGAAAAGGCAGAACGGAAGGAGGCATTTATCTTCCTGATCAGATTGTTGAAAGGGAGGCAGTCGCTACCGTTGTGTGTTACGTGTTAGCGGTTGGGCCTTTAGCATACGCTGATGAGTCCAAGTTTGGGCCTGATGCAGATGCATGGTGTAAAAAAGGCGATTGGGTTTGCATTGGTCGATATGCAGGAGCCCGTTTTACAATTGACGGTGGTGAGGTTCGAATCATCAACGATGACGAAGTTATTGCCACTATTTTAGACCCAGATGACATAAGACATATCTAAGGAGTTTGTTATGGCTGAAGAAGCAATCAAGCAAGAGGTTAATGAAGATGTTGAGATCATTTTGGACGACTCTGGCTCTACGCAAGAGGCTGCTGATACTCAAGAGGAAAGTTCACCTGTTTCTCAAGAAACTCAAGAGGAAAGCGTTGCTGCTGGTGCAGAAGCTCAAGACCCTTCTGAAGATGAAATAGACCAGTACAGCAAGACTGTTCAGGCTAGAATCAAAAAGTTAGTTACTGCTCGTAGGCAAGAGGAACGAGATAAAGAAGAGGCGATCCGTCTTGCAGAAGTTCTTAAAAAAGAAAACGATGAACTAAGAGTAAGAAACACAACCTTAAACAAAGGATACAACGCTCAGTATGAAGGCAGGGTTGGTTCTCAGTTAGAGCAAGCTAAAAAGGCTTTTAAGGATGCTTACGATAGCGGGGACTCTGATGCCATTGTTGCGGCGAATCAAGCTATTGCTCGTATTACCCTTGATGAGGAGAGGTTACGAGTAATCAAAGCTCGTGAGCAACAAGCTGCGGCAACACAGCAACCACAAGAGCAAGTTCAACAACCAGAGCAACCGGCGGCACAACCAGATCCGAAAGCAAAAGCGTGGGCTGATCGCAATGATTGGTTTGGAAGCGATCGGGTCATGACCGTTGGAGCCTATGCAATTCATGAGGATTTAGCCGGTGAGGGCTACGATTTAACCTCTGATGACTACTATTCTGAACTGGATAAAAGATTAAGGGTTGAATTTCCTCAGAAATTTGAGAATAATGCATCAAACGGGGGAACTGCCAGAGTCGCTTCTGCTGATAGTTCCGCTTCCCGCAGTACTAAAAAGGGGCGCAGAGCCGTCAAGTTGACACCGTCACAAGTTGCGATAGCAAAAAAACTTGGCGTTTCTCTTGAAGACTATGCAAAGCATGTTAAGTGAGGAGAACAATGACGGAAAGAACACCTAGAGCGGCAAAAACTCGTGCAGGCTCTGCACGACCAAAACCTTGGGCACCACCTCAGAAGCTAGATGCTCCAGAGCCACCCCCAGGGTTTATACATCGTTGGATTAGGACAGCTATTCGCGGTGAGGACGATAAGATGAACATGCATGCACGTTTACGTGAGGGATGGGAATTAGTCCGAGCGGAAGAGTATCCTGATTTTGACGCACCAACCATTGATGAAGGCAAGCATGCCGGAGTCATTGGCGTAGGCGGGTTAGTTTTAGCCCGTATACCTGAAGAGACAGTTGACCAACGCACCGAATATTACCGGGATCGGACCCGTGACCAGATGGTGGCTGTTGACCAGGACCTGATGAGGGAACAACATCCCTCGATGCCGATCAATAATGAACGGCAAAGTCGTGTATCATTCGGAGGTCGCGCAAGCGATCAGAATTAACTTTAAACTAGGAGAGAAATCCAATGGCAAATGCTAATGGTGCTTTCGGTCTTCGAGCTATCGGTAAGGTAGGTCAGAACACCAACTCCACTGGTTTTTCAGGGTATACGCAATACGAGATTGCAAGTGATAACTCAAATTCAATCTTTCAGGGTTCACCGGTCATACCGCTTTCTACTGGTTTCATAGACATAGTAGGTGCGGCTGCTGGTGGAACTGTTGGTCTTTTGGGTGCATTCAACGGTTGCGAATACGTATCCTCAACTACCGGTGAAAAAGTCTTTTCCAACTATTGGCCTGGGTCTGGTGCAGACTCTAACCATCCGGTTAAGGCGTTCGTTTATGATGATCCAATGCAGTTATATTCAATTGCAACGGATGCGTCTGTTACCAGTGAAGCAACTTTGCGTGGTCATGTGTTTGCTAACGCTAACTTCTCAAGTGGCGCAAGTGGGTCTACTACAACAGGTAAATCCTCTGGTGCTTTAGCTGTAAGCACAATCAACACCACCAATACACTCAACCTACGTATCATGGGTTGGCAGGAAGATGCTGAGAATCAGGATTTTGCTGCTGCTGGTATTCCTGTAATTGTTCGTTTAAACAACCACTTCAATAGTCCAAACGGTGCTATTGCTGGTGGCACTGTTTCTACGACCGGCGTGTAAGGAGGGTATAGATAATGGCTATTTCTCGCGCACAACTCGCAAAAGAGCTTGAGCCAGGTCTTAATGCTCTTTTTGGTTTAGAGTACGATAGATACGAAAACCAGCATGCTGAAATCTTCACAACCGAAACTTCAGATCGAGCATTTGAAGAGGAGGTGATGTTGTCAGGTTTTGGAACCGCGCCAACTAAGAGTGAAGGTTCCGCAGTAGCATTTGATGATGCTAATGAGGCATACACTGCACGGTACAACCATGAAACCATAGCTCTTGCTTTCTCTATTACAGAAGAGGCAGTAGAAGACAATCTTTATGATCGTCTTGGTTCACGGTACACTCGTGCTTTGGCTCGCTCCATGGCTCATACTAAACAAGTTAAAGCTGCCGCAGTGTTAAATAGTGCTTTTGACAGCACCGTAAAAGGTGGAGATGGGGTTGAACTTTGTTCTACCGCACATCCATTAACTAACGGTAGCACGTTTGCTAACGAACCATCCACAGCGGCGGATCTTAATGAAACTTCCCTTGAGGATGCTTTAATTAATATCTCTGCATTCGTTGACGAAAGAGGTCTTAGGGTGGCTCTTAGAGGTGTAAAACTAGTCGTTCCTAGACAACTACAGTTTGTAGCTGAAAGAATTATGGCTTCAAATCTTCGCTCTGGAACTGCCGATAACGACATCAACGCGATGCGTTCTATGGGTATGCTTCCTGAGGGATACGTTGTGAATGACTTCTTGACGGACACAGATGCATTCTTTGTCCTTTCGGATACGCCTCGTGGCTTTATTCACTTCGAGAGAACCCCACTTTCCACACAAATGGAAGGTGATTTTGACACAGGTAACATGCGTTACAAAGCGAGAGAAAGATATAGCTTCGGCTTCTCTGATCCTCGTTGTGTCTTTGGATCCCCTGGAGCTTAGAAGATTCCGTAGTGAAACTAAGGGGGCGGAACCTATTGAACCGCTCCCTTTTTTTCTTTATAGTATTAAACATTCCTGACGATTGCATTGTGTGATCGACATTAGCCAAGACAGGAGAATAACATGGCTGTTCATTTTACTGGTCCCGTACTTTTTGCTGGCAAGGACGGTCAGCGCAAATGGTTTGAAAATTTACCCGTTGACAAAAACCCTGATTACTTAGTCTACATGGATGACTTTACAGGTGTGTCTCTTGATGACACAGATGACTGGACTGTTATCAAAGACAGCAGTGCATCAGCAGATATCGCCGCAGATGTGGTAAACGGTGCGATAACACTAAGCTCACAAGCAACCACTGATAATGATGGTGCCTCTATTCAGGGTAATGAAATTTTTGCATTGTCTACGACTCGTGATGTTTGGTTTGAAACAAAGTTGACCCCAACGGATGCAGAAGGTGACGCAATGGATATATGCGTTGGTCTTACAGTTAACTTTGCTACTAACCCTGAAGCAATGCTCACAGCAGCAGATCGTATTGTTTTTCAAGTAGATGATGGTGATAGCAATATTGATTGTGTTACAGAAAAAGATGGAACCGCAACAACCACTGATAGTGGTGTGGATATTGCCAGTGGCACAGCTGTGACATTAGGTTTTCATGTTAAAGGCACAGGTTCTGTTGAGTTTTTTGTCAACAGAAATTTAGTTGCTACGCATACAACTAATCTTCCTGACAATGAAAACTTAGCGATTGCAGCTATGGAGTTGTCTGGTTCTGCTACTGGAACTAAATCAATGAATGTTGATTATCTCTTCGCCGCGCAAAACCGTTAAGGAGTAAGGTATGACTACTTCCTCCAAGACTAAACCCAAAGCCACCGCGAAGAAGGCTACCGCGAAGAGGGTTTCTAAAAAGGACTTACCTCCTGTTGGAAGCGCGAAGCGTAAGGCACTGATTCTGCGGGGTGATATAAAGGAGTAGATTATGTCAGGATCTGATGTAGTAGCAGTCTTTATAACTGCTGACACTAATGCCGCTGATAATGCTTCTATTTCTGCTAATGAGCGTCCTAACACCGATTTTACAATTGGGGGCACGGATACTTCTGGCGGAGTCGCAACTTTTGACGCAGGAAGGATTGTTACAGCAACAACGGCAGGCACAGGTGATAGCGGAAAAACCGTTACCATCACAGGCACAGATGTTAACGGTGATGCTCAAACAGAAACGATAACTCTTCCAGGATCAGCAACCACCACCTCTGGGACAAAGTTCTTTAAAACAGTTACTGCGGCTAGTGCTAGCACACAACCGGCGGCTAATGTTTCTTTGGGTCATGCGGCGGGTGCAGCTGATGTTGTTTTCGCAGGAAGATCTCGTTTGCAGGGTTTAAATATCGTTTGTTCTGCAACGGCTGGAACTTTGGATTTTAGAACTACTTCTGCTACTGGCTCAAGTATTTTTAAAGTTGGAACTGTCGCTTCTGCAACGGCTACAAGAGACATTACAATTCCTGACGAGGGTTTACTCTTCACTGATGGAATATATGTTCAGTATACTGTTGCCACGTTTGGTACATTGACAGCTTTTCATGCGTAATGGCACCGAAGAAGAAAACAACTCGTAAGAGAGATAAACAACCTCCTAAAACGAAAAAGTATTTTCGTTCTACGAAGTCGGGGGCTGGAATGACTAAGGCTGGGGTAGCACGTTATAGACGTGAAAACCCTGGCTCTAAGTTAAAAACTGCTGTTACAGAAAAGAATCCTAAAGGCAAGAGAGCCGCGAGAAGAAAGTCTTTTTGTGCTCGATCAGCTGGTCAGATGAAAAAGTTTCCGAAGGCGGCAAAGAATCCAAATAGCCGTTTACGGCAGGCAAGAAGGCGTTGGAGATGCTAGATAAAAGTCAATGGTTTACAGGAGTATCTATAGCTTTGTCGGTGGGAGCAGTGGTTTGGATATGTTCAACGCTCGTTGATTTAGACAAGAAGACTACGATAATTTCTTTAAAAGTAGAAGAGAGCAATAAACAGATAAAGAAAAACCAGGAATATATTAATTTAGTTTTAAAGAGTGTTTTAGATGATAACGCCATAACTTGGGATTATTCTGGAGATAAACATAATGCAAAATAAAAATAAAAAAAAGATAAAAAAAGTTATTGGTGGTTTAAAAAAGGGTTCAAAACTACATGCAAAACAAGCTAAAATTTTAAGTAGTATTGTAAAAAATAAATCTAAATCTCGTAAAAAGAAAAGGAAAGGTAATATATGAATTGTCTGCATTGCGGAACTGAGATGATTTGTGGCGGCAACCACGATGCTGAAGAAGAGGATTACGAAGCGTATGTAGTCTCAACAAATTTTAGTTGCTCAAAATGCGATAGTTTTGCTGAATTTTATTCTTCCAAAAAAGGTTGGGAAGGTTCATAAAGTAATTAACGAGGTTACTAATGACAATTTCTAGGTCAAGCATACCCCAACAAATAACTAAATCTCCATCAAAGAGGAGAAAGAAAAGAGACCCGAAAGTTGGTACAGGTAAAAAGCCAAAGGGCAGTGGTAGAAGGCTTTACACAGATGAAAACCCTAAGGATACAGTTAGCATAAAATTTGCTACACCATCAGATGCACGAGCAACCGTGGCAAAAGTTAAAAGGATCAAGAAACCTCTTGCAAGAAAAATACAAATCCTTACTGTCATGGAACAGAGAGCAAAGGTGATGGGTAAAAAAGAAGTTGTTAAGATAGCGAAAAGAGGTAAGGAGGCTATACGAAATGCCAGCAAAAAAACCAAAGCCAAAGCGTAAAAAGGGTTCTCCCACTCCTGCTAACCCTAAACTTTATTCAAGGGTTAAATCAGAAGCTAAACGTAAGTTCAAGGTGTATCCTTCCGCATATTCTAATGCGTGGTTAGTTAGGACGTATAAGAAACGAGGCGGGACTTACAAATGAGTCTGAAAGAATGGTTTGGAAAAGGTCCTAAAGGAGATTGGGTGGACATAGGTGCCCCTAAGAAGGACGGTAAGTTCCAAGCCTGTGGACGTAAGTCTGCTAAAGGGAGTAAACGAAAGTATCCGAAATGTGTGCCAAGGGCGACAGCAAAGCGCATGACAAAAAGTCAAATTAAAAGTGCAGTTGCTAGGAAAAGAGCTAAAGCGCAGGGAGTTGGAGGAAAACCAACTAATGTCAAGACTTTTGTTAAAAAGTCTAGTAAAAAGGTTTCCACTAAAAGAAAGACTCCTGTTAAAAGGAAAACTTCTACAAGAAGGAAAAAACGTAAATGACTACTTCTGGATCCGTTGACTTTGACCTTGATGCTGCTGAGATTATTGAAGAAGCCTATGAGCGGTGCGGTCTTGAGATGCGAACAGGATACGATGCTAGAACAGCTAGACGATCCATGAACATCATGTTGGCTGAATGGGCTAATCGAGGAGTTAATCTTTGGACTGTTAGACAACAAACGACAACTTTGACCGCAGGCACGGCTACATTAACTTTGACTGCTGATGTCGTTAGTGTTCTAGAAGCTGTTATTCGTAGAGACAATACAGATTTTGATCTTCAGTTAATTAGCCGTGGTGAGTATCTGTCTATTCCAAACAAGACCACGACAGGCAGACCATCTCAGTTTTACTATAGCCGTCTTACTGTTCCAGAAATTAATTTATGGCCAACACCAGATAGTTCTTCCGATCAAATTGTATATTATTTCATGAAACGCATGGAAGATTTTGACACATTAAAGAATACTTCTGATATGCCCTTTAGGTTCCTACCATGTATGGTTGCTGGTCTTGCTTATTATATTTCGTTAAAAAAAGCTCCAGACAGGATTCAAGTGTTAAAGACTTTATATGAAGAAGAGTTTCAAAGAGCCCTTAGTGAAGATCAAGAAAGAACTGGTCTTACTCTTGTTCCCTCTATTCAGTATTTGAGATACTAATATGTCCCGATATGCATCAGGAAGAAAAGCGTTAGGAGTTTCAGATCGTTCTGGTTTTGTATATCTTTTACGTGAAATGAAAAAGGAGTGGAATGGTTCGCTTGTTGGACCTGATGAATTTGAAAAAAAACATCCTCAATTAGAATCACCTAAAAATATTTCTGATCCCCAGGCTTTAAGAAACCCAAGACCTAATGTTACATCTGGTGATGTGAGTGTTTCAGTGGGAAATACTGTTTTCCCACCTGTTGATTCCGTTGGTCCTATGATAGCAGCTGTTGGTCAAGTAGAGGTAAGTATCTCATGAGTTTTACATTTGCACAGCTTAAAACAGCAATACAAGATTTTACAGAAAACACAGAGACTTCTTTTGTTAATAACTTACCTGTGTTTATTAGAGCTGCTGAACGCCGCATACTTAGTCTTGTTGATCTAGAGTATTTTAGAAAAAACGTGTCTGGAACGATGACAAGTGGTGATAGGTTCTTGGCTGTTCCAGATGATTATCTCGCTTCCTTTTCTCTTTCTATAGAGGTATCTAGCAGTAAAGTATTTTTACTTCAGAAAGATGTAAACTTTATCCAAGAGTACAATCCTAATAGTGCTACAACAGGAGAGCCAATATACTACGCTATTTTTGACGTTGATAATTTTATAATAGCACCAACACCTGATGCTAACTATAGTAGTGAGCTTCATTATTTTTTTGAGCCAACAAGTCTAACTGCTGGATCTGATAGTGGAACTACCTGGCTAAGTACAAATGCTCCTAACACAATGCTTTACGGATCTTTAGTTGAGGCATACACTTTTATGAAAGGAGAAAATGCATTACTAACGCAGTATAATTCTAGGTTTAGTGAGTCTTTACAAAGGCTTAAAGATTTGGGAGAAGCTCGTGAGAATAGTGATGCATACAGAATTGGTCTACCTAGAAGGGCTAGAACCTAATGTTTGATGTTAGCATAAATATGTCTGACGATTTTAAGGTTGAGGTTGGAACTACAACAAATCGAGGGTGGACTCCTGAAGAAGTCGCTCATCGTTGTGCGAATAAACTTGTAGAAGTTTCAGAAAATGCACCACCTGTAATACGTGATCAAGCAGAGGCTTTTAAAAGCGATATTGAAAAAACTATAGCTTTATATATGAGAGAGGCTATAAAATCAGACAGAACAACTATTTTTAACGCAATCAAGAACGCTGGATATCCCGATCTGGCAGAGGCTATCAGGAGGTTATAAGATGTCAATTACGCAAGCGATGTGCACAAGTTTTAAGAAAGAACTTCTTGAGGCAAAGCATAATTTTTTAAACTCTGGCGGAAGCACTTTTAAGTTAGCTTTATATACAAGCAGTGCATCACTTGATGCCACAACCACTGCTTATACCACAAGCAACGAGGTTTCTGGAACTGGTTATTCAGCAAAAGGGAATACATTAACTCGTGTTGACCCATCTACCAGCGGCACTACAGCGTTAACCGATTTTGCCGATACAACTTTTAGCAGTTCTTCGATAACCGCGAGAGGTGCTTTAATTTTTAACGAAGATGCCACTGGTGATACCTCGGTTTGTGTCCTTGATTTTGGAGGCGATAAAACGAGTTCTTCTGGAGACTTTACTGTTCAGTTTCCAACTGCTAGTGCAACGGCGGCAATAATTAGAATAGCTTAATGGCCAACATAATCGTAGCATTTGAGGGATGGAACTCCTCAACGCAGGCTTGGGGGTCTGCTGGATGGGGAGAGAATGTTGCTGTCCCTGGTGCTACATCTGGATTAGGTAGTGTTACTGTATCGGCTGACGCTAACGCAGCTGTTACAGGATTGGCAGGCACTGGTTCTGTTGGCTCTGTTACAATATCGGCTGACGCTAATGTCGATGTTACAGGAGTCGCTGGAACATCCGCTTTAGGAACAGTTGTTGCCACAGGAGGTGCTAATGTTGATGCTACAGGAGTATCGGGCACCTCTGGATTAGGTAGTGTTACTGTATCGGCTGACGCTAATGTTGATGCTACAGGATTAGCAGGCACTGGTTCTGTTGGTAGTGTCACAGTTGTTGAGGGACAGGGTGTTACATTTACACTTACTGGTGTTGATAGCACTGGTTCTGTTGGTAGTGTTACAATATCAAGCGATGCTAATATAGCAGTTACAGGGGTATCGGGCACCTCTGGGTTAGGGTCTGTTAGTATTGCCCTTAGTATAGTGGCAGAAGCAACAGGAGTGGCAGGCACTGGCTCTGTTGGTGATGTCACAGTATCAAGTGATGCTAATGCTTTAGTTAGTGGTGTTTCTGCTACAGGAGAAACATCGAATGTGAATGTGTGGGGGGCAATAACACCTAGTCAAACACCTAATTGGGTCTCTTTAACACCTAGTCAAACACCCAGTTGGTCAAGTATAACACCTAGCCAAACACCTAGTTGGTCAGCTATAACACCTAGTCAAACACCTAGTTGGAGTTCTTTAACACCTAGTCAAACACCTAATTGGCAAGAAACAAAACGTAAAGCCGCATAGTGAGATAGATCATGACTTCTACATATACAGCTAACAATGGCATTGAAAAAATTGAAACAGGTGATCAGTCGGGGACGTGGGGTGAAACCACCAACACGAACTTTGACATTATAGATCGTGCCTTAAATGGTGTGGGAAGTATCACTCTCTCTGGAACTTCACATACTTTAACAACAACTGACGGTTCACTCACAGATGGTATGTTTAAAGTCTTGTCTTTGGCAGGATCACCCACTGGAACGAATACCATCACTATCAGCCCTAATGACCAGGATAAATTATATTTTGTGACAAACGCTAGTGGTCAATCCGCTGTGTTCAGTCAGGGGACAGGCGCAAACGTAACAATACCAAACGGTGGTGCCGATATTATATTTGCTGATGGTGCGGGTAGCGGTGCGGCAGTCTCAAGTCTTTTTGCTAGCACAGTAACTTTTGGCAGTGATGTTCTTGTCGGAGATGATTTAACTCTCAACAGTGATAGTGCGGTTCTAGGTTTTGGTGCGGATACAGACACAACCCTTACACATACAGATGGCACTGGATTAACTCTTAACTCTACTAACAAACTAACTTTTGGAGATGTAGCTAGTTTTATACAACAAAGTAGTGATGGTGTTCTTCGTGTGGATGGAGAGGCTACTATTGATCTTAATGCGTCTACCGCTGTTACAGTCAGCAACGATCTTAAATTAGACTCTGATAGTGCAGTTTTAGGGTTTGGCGCAGATAACGATACAACTTTAACGCATACAGATGGAAGTGGTCTGACATTAAATTCTACAAATAAACTTATGTTTGGA